TGCATCAATAGCAGTTGTATCTGGATTGATAGTAATAAGAGTATCTGATGAAATCCCAACAGTTCCTGTGACTGGAAATGGATTATCAAGTGTAACTACTTCGCCATTTTTATTGGCGATCATCATAACTTCAAAAAGGGTTCTTTCCTGATTTAGAAAGTCCTGCTCATTTTTATTAAATTGTGCCATAAATCACTCACTCCACGATAATCTTTCTGGTTGATATCTTTGTGCGTTTTTAATTCTTGAAGTATTTACCTGACCAGGATAAACATTATGAACGATGGCACCAGGATATTCTCCCTGAATCTGCTCTGCGAGTTCATTCTTGGAAATCATTGCACCTTCTACTTCTAGACGATACATCTTTCCTTCCCAGACAACATCAGCAAAGAAGGATTCTTGTGGTTGTTCTGGTTGAGAACCCCCAACGTTGAGGGTTCCATTGAAGTCACCATTGATGGTGATACTCTCGGATAGAAACTGTTTGAATGATTTCATGATTAGCAATTCCAGGCTCTAAGGGACTTATTGATTCTGCTATCTGGATCGTTAGCAGTCTTTTTGGAAGTGAGTTTCTTTTTCATTCCTTTCATTCGAGCGCAGAATGATGCCCTACGCTTGTTTCCAACCTTTTTGCTTGGTGCTTTAAGGTCAGATCCTGGATTTTCTCTTTCGTAAGACTTGCGTCCTTTTTCGTTGAGTCCTCCAGTCTTTGCTTTGCCTTCTTTTCTTGTCCAGGCTGCTGATTCTCCAAGTTCTTGTCTCCAGTTTGAGTGTCCTTCTTTAACACAATTGGGAACCATTCTATCACCTTTTTTCTTCATACCCTTTTGCTTATACCCGACCCAACATTTTTCATCCAGAATTTCACTTCCAATTCCCTTTGTTGCCTTTAATGGTTCAGGTTTGATGATATCAATAAACTCAGCATAATGATTGCCATTCGCATCTTCAATCTTTACTGATTCTTTGACATTAGATTCCTTTGGCATCACTTCAATTTTATTTTTTCCACGCATGATATCTATAACTTTATCAACCTTATCCTTCTTCATGTTTTCTACCTCGTAGATGAATTCTTCAGACTGATATCCAATGCGTCTTGCACCTCTCAATGCAGCAGCACGAATTCCTCTCCTAATTGCCGTATTCCTTTCGGCAGATTCTCTATTTCTTCTAGAATCAGCAATAGATTTTGCTCTTGAAAGAACAGCCTTTTTCTTAGCATCTTGATCTGCTCTTTGTACTCTTTCCGTAGACCTCAGTAATTTTTGCTGCTTATTGTATTCAACATCCTTTGATTTCTCTAGTCTTTTCTGTTGCCCATATTCATCATTTTTTCTCAATCCCAATCTAGAACCAAGTCTTCTCTTTTCACCCGATTCTACATCCATCTTTCTTTGTGCTACATCCATCTTTCTTTGTGTGTTTGCCGCTTTTATCGATGCTGGAATTGCTGCAACAGATTTCACACCTGCTTTTGCTAAGTTGGTAGCAAGTTTTGCGGTCCCAACTCCCTGCTTTCCGATATTAGAACCAAACGCCGCCAATGCAGAACCCGTTCCCATTTCACTGCTGACAGTCTCAAGATCAGTAGGTAAAGATTTTTTGGCATTATCAATACTTTTTTTGATTGATTCTTTTTTCTTTTGTGCTGTATCAAGAACTCTTTTTCTTTTTCTTGCCTCTGATTCTGACTTTCTTTCTTCTGCTCTTCTTTTTTCTTTTTCCGCCTGAAGTTCAACTGCTTTTTTTTGTAATCCTATTTTTTCATCTCTTTGGGCAAGTACCTTTTGTCTATCTTGCTCTCTTTTTTCTGCTTTTTCTTCTTTTTCTATTTCCCTAATTTTAGCACGAGCATCTGATCTTTTCTTCTGGTCTGCCTCAGGATCATCAGCAATTGCCTGAAGTGCTTCCTTGGCAGAAATGTCTTCAGTTAACTTTTTTTTTTAGCTGACTTCTTGGAAAACTTACCGTCTACCTCTCCCTTTTCATATCCCACACGATCTCCATCATCATCCCACCAACGCTTTGGTTTATCGGATGACTTCTTCTCAACCAGATTCTGATTAAACTCTCTCCAGGTCTTCATTATCGCCAAAAAATTTCGTCTTATGCTTTATTTATACGCTTTCCCACCTTTGACAATATATCTCTTATTGACTTTTAATGCACCAGGAGTCATCTTGGCAACATAATTAAAGAATCCTTTTGTACCAACAAGAGTATTCGGATGAGTCTTATCACGCATGAGTTTGTCCATCTTGACTTCACTATACTCTTTAAGATCTCTCAACCAAGACTTAAACATGATACCATTCTCAGTTACACAAATAATATAATTTGTTCCCCTACGAGTAACCTTACCAACAAGTCCAGTGTTTAAGTTTTCAACAACATCACCAATGTTAAAAATTTCTCCATTCATATAAGATTCACGCAATGCTTCTGGATCAAACTTTGGAGCAATTTCCCACAGTTCGGATTCTTCTTTAATATTCATTGCCTTACGAACTGTATTATACAGTTCACGCTTTTGCATCATTTTCATAGTGTTTGGTACACCACGGGCAAATGCAGCGTAGTCACCACTTGCAGCATAAGACCTCAGTTTTGATGCGGACATTCCAGAGACATCATCAGCATCAGGATCACGAGTACCACCAGAAAGAACTATGATGTTCTCAAAGTTATACATCTCAGAACCATTGTATTTCTGAGCAAGACCTTGGAATTCAGAAAGACGATCCTGTCCAACCATAATACTCACATTCTTATAACCAGCATTGTACGCACTGGTCAGAACGTCAAAGATAGTTTTTGAACCAGCATCATCCTGAATCTGCTCCTCATAGTCGGGGAACATCTGCTTCATGAAATTGATCTTGGTCTTGGGATCTAGTGGATTCTTCTTCTTATCCTGAGTCCTACTTGGATATACCTTGAGTTCAAAGTTAGTTCTCTTTGCTTCTCGTGCAGCAGCATTCAGAAGTTTCTCATGACCCACAGTTGGGGGATTAAAACGACCAAAGACAACCACAAGACCATCAGACTTTACCTTTTCTTGCTCTGGTTTCTTTTGGATTTTCCTTGGTTGAACCTCAACCTTCTTCTGAGTCTGTTGGGTTTCAGTTGCTTTAGGTGATTGCTTTTCACTAAAAACCTTCAACTTACCACTTACAGTTTTCGCTACAAGTTTTCCTTGAGCATCATACCAGTCACCATGACCATTTCCAGTCAGACCCATGTTCTTCGCTTGCATTGAAGCAGAAGTTTCTACAGCCTCTGTAACGAACTGCTTGAAATTCTTCATAATTTTTATCGTGGTAATTAGTTACACCAATATACACTATTTATCCCACTGCTTTTGTACAGTGAAATTAGCATAGGAAAACTGACGACGATTGACAAGTTTGTAAGTTCCGAACTGATTGCTCATCACATAACCCTCATGAGTGGTTGGTTCATCACCGATAAAGCATTGAACATCCTCTTTAGATTCTACACCCTCCATCAGCAGATGCTTGATGTATGTAAAGAGTTTGTAAATAAACGTCAGTCGTTTGCCCATGCCAGCACAGGAAATGTCTTTCTGCAAACGAATACAATGATTGACAGACTTCTTCAGTTCTTGTCCTTCTTTTCCTTCAGGTAGTCTAACAAAATTGATAGCCAGATCTGCAATATCAAGAAGGTAATCAATCCGACTGCGACGGGAGGTAAAGGATGCATCTTTCTTCAGAAACTTAACACGGAATGGTTCTTCATTAATACAAAAAGGAGTATCAAAGGATGCTTGCATTTCCTTGAGAGTGGAACCATCGTATGCAGTATGAGCGGCAAACACAATTGACTTATAGTTTGCACTTGGAAACTTGTAAGTAATAGTATTGGGAGTATAGGTATCAGTGCCACCAAATCCAATGAAGTCACCTTGATACACCCCATGAAGTTTGGGGAGATTATCCAAACAAGAATGAAGAACAGAAGCAAGTGATGGTTTGTCACCATGATTGACTTCAATGTCATGATGAGTGTAGTTGACTTTCACTTTAACTTTGTTGAATACACTTTTGGTGCCAACAAAGAACTTACCGTTCTCTGGGTTCATACCCCAAACGATAGCGGGTGCTCCATCCCACTTGACAGAGAGAGTACTGTTTTTCTCACGGAAAAACTTGATGACTTGACGAGCACCATCCAACCCTCCGTTGAGGATAGCGTCTTCGGGATGCTCAAGGTGTGTGTTTTTCATGATGTCATTATAGCATCTGGAGAATCGTGCTGTGATTCTGGTGGACACTTTCAAAATTGACTATGGAGAATAGCGGACTTGAACCGCTGACATCCTGCTTGCAAAGCAGGCGCTCTACCAACTGAGCTAATTCCCCAAAGCGGAAAGGGTGGGATTCGAACCCACGGAGGCTTTCACCTCGCTAGTTTTCAAGACTAGAGCCTTAAACCACTCGACCACCTTTCCGTGTATAGATCACATTATACATGATAAAATTTAATCTGTCAATTATCTCATGCTTGGATTTCTTTCTGCTGCACTCAGTGAAGGATGACCATACTTATCATCACCTTCTCTTTCTTGCCTTTGCTTCGCTTGTTGGCGCCGCATCTTTGCACTCTTCTGATCTTCTAAATTGGAATCACGAGTTGTTTGTGCTTTTGCAGTGGAAGATCTACCCTTTCCCTTTGCTTGCAACTTGTAAAAAAGTTTAGTTGATTCTTCAACCTTAACCTCAACTTCTTCTTTCTTCATCTTCTTTTTCTGCCACGAATCAAGAGCATCTACAGGAGTTCCACCTTTAGCGATAACTTCTTTCTTATGCGCTTGGAAAGCAGCAGTTGATGATGCCATTCTTTCTCTTGCTCTTTGGGCATCTGCTGCTTTTTGTTGTACTCTCTGCTTGCTAATCGCATCAATTTTTTTGACATTTGGATGAAGTTCTTCACCAATCTCAACTTCTTCTTTTGTGGTTCCATACTTAACCTCTGGTCTATCATCACCAGTAGGAATTACTTTATACCTATAACCACCATACTCCTGATCAAGATTATCTGCTTTAGTTCTAGCTCT